AGATTTGCTAGTTCTTCTAGGAAAGCACCATTTGTTTCTGTTATACATGGTGAACCTGGAATTGGTAAATCAACAATCACCAATTTGATGTTCATTTATTATGGACAAAAAATGGGTCTTGATACAAGTTCTTCTAGTTGTTATGTGCGTAATAGTGCATCTGACTTTTGGGATATGTTTAGACCTAGTATGTGGTGTTGTGTGTTGGATGATGTTGCTGCAAAGCACCCAAATAAAACACCAACTGGTGATGAATCAAGTAAAGAGGTCATTCAAGCTGCAAATTCTGTAGGTTTTACACCTGCCCAAGCTTCTCTTGAGAAGAAGGGTAAGAATCCATTTAGATGTGCTTTATTATTGATGACTGCAAACGTCAAAACAATGAATGCACAATTCAACTTTTCAACCCCTTCTGCTTTTTTGCGTAGAGGACAATATTATATTGATGCAAAGGTTCGACCAGAATATAGAAATAGTGATGGAAGATTGGATTCACGTAAAGTGGATTGTAATGATCCTTATCCAGATTTATGGTTATTTACTATTGAAGAACCTGTTCTAGCCTCGGGTAGAGATATGCCTAAGTTTAGAGTTATTCATGAGAATATTGGTTTGAAAGAATTCTTGCAGTGGTATAGTGGTGCGATTGATCAACATGTTGCTAATCAAAATAAAGTGATGGATAGCATTGAAAAGATGCGTGGTGCTAAATTGTGTTCATCTTGTTCTTTACCTGATTATTTGTGCGAGTGTGAAGAAATTACTGCTCAATCAGGTAATGATTTGAATTACAGTCTTTTTACTTTGATTTTGTTTTTGCTCCTGGGAATTGTTACATTTGAATTTTTTGCTCGTTTTGCCAAACTTAAAATGATGTACTATTTCCATAGGCGTTTCTCTGGTTTCATATCATCGTATTACAGGATTCGGAATTACTTTTGTTATCGACTTTCTGATAAGGAAGCTTGGTATCAAATGGGAGAGAAAATACGTAAATCTTATAAACCACCAACTTATTTGGTTAAGTTAGGTGCCTTACTAGCTAGTGGAGGTATATGTTACAAAGTTTTACGATATTTATTCCGCCCACGACAGGGTGGGACAGTTCCCATTCCAGATTCTGAAAGGAAAAACCCCTGGTACAATGTTGATAATAATGTAGCACAATTTGATGTTGATGTGAAAGTGTCATGTCTTAAAGGGCAAGTGAATACACTTATTTCCAAAATGTCAAACAATGTTATGTTTATCGATTTTATCAAAGGAAGTAAATCTTTCTTTTCACGCACAATTTGCCTTAAAGGACAGGTATATTTGGCGTGTAACCATTGTGTACCAGAGGATTTTGATTACGTTCGAGTTATTTCTGCAAATTCGCAGAGTGGTGTTAATACAAATCGTGAATTTACTCTAGAAAAGTCGCAGATCCATCGTGATGAGTCCAATGATTTGTGTTTGTTGCATCTAACAAAAATGACACCTCGAACTGATATCACCCCATATTTTGTTAAAGCTTCTATGAATGTACGAGCCAATGGTCTTTACTTGAAGAGACAGGAAGATGGTTCTATAATTCAGAATGCTATAACTGCTGCCGGGAGAAATTGGGGTTTTGTCCCTGAGTTTTTAATAGCAGCTCGAACATGGAGTGGTACACCACAAATTCAAACTATAGATGGTGATTGTGGTATGCCTTTAATCCTTGATACAGCTAAAGGCCCCGTTATTGTGGGGGTGCATTCTGCTGCAAGGTTAAATGAGGTTTTTGCTACTGAAGTTAGTTCTGAATGGATAGAAGCACATATTTCACATTTTACTTCATTCACACTACAAGCTTCACAACCCATCTTATCTGCACCATCAGTTGCTCGATCTATAACAAAGTTGCATCACAAGTCTGTGTTTCGTTACATAGAAGAAGGTGACGCTTCAATTTATGGATCTTTTACAGGTTTTCGACAACAACCTAAAAGTATGGTCGAGAATACTATTATGAGTGATTATCTTGCTTTAGTTGGCTATAAAATTAAGTATACTCAACCACCTATGGGTTGGTGGATGGGTAAAAGAATAGCAGCATTGGATTTAGTAAATCCAGTCTCAGAGATGAAGCAAGATATACTTTCAAAGTGTGCGGATGAATACCTCAATGATATTTTTGAGCACTTACCCACTGAGGAGTGGAATAAAATTGAGGTATATGATGATTTTACTACGATTAATGGTGCAGCAGGTGTTTCATATGTTGATGCTATAAATCGTGGTACGAGTGCAGGTGCCCCATGGGCAAAGAAAAAATCTTTTCTTAATCATGCTGTTCCTCCACGGGGTGAAATTTTAGACCCTGTTATGCCTAATGAAGAGGTTATGGAACGTGTAAGATTGATTGAAGAGAGATATAGGAATGGTGAAAGATACCATCCTATTTTTACAGCTCACTACAAAGATGAGCCAATTTCTTATGCCAAAGCTGAACTTGGAAAAATCCGAGTTTTTTGTGGCGCACCATATGATTGGACCATAGTGGTTCGTAAATATCTATTGTCATTTATTAGAGTTGTTCAAAGGAACAGATTTGTTTTTGAATCTGCACCTGGAACAATAGCTCAATCCAAAGAGTGGCATAATATTTATGAATATTTGACTGAACATGGTCCTGATCGAATTGTTGCAGGAGATTATAAAGCGTTTGATAAACGTATGCCAGCTCAATTGATGTTGACAGCTTATGATGTGATTTATCGCATTTGTGAAAGAGCTGGTTATTCTCCTGAGGATTTGCAAATAATTAGAGGTATTGCTACTGATACTTCATTTCCATTGACTGATTATTTTGGTGATCTGGTTGAATTTGTAGGGAGTAATCCCTCAGGTCACCCTTTGACTGTTATCATAAATGGCATTTGCAATTCATTGTACATGAGATATTGTTACCACGAACTAAATCCTAAAAAGGAGTGTAGTACTTTCAAAAGTAACGTGAATCTCATGACATATGGCGACGACAATATTATGGGTGTTTCGCGAAAGATTAATTTCTTTAACCATACTGCCGTCGCAAATTGTTTATCAAAGATCGATGTTACATATACTATGGCTGATAAAGCCGCAGAAAGCGTACCATTTATACACATCGATAAAGCCACTTTTTTGAAAAGATATTGGCGATTTGATAAAGATTTAGGGTACTATGTGTGCCCTCTTGAACATGACTCTATTGAAAAGTCTTTGATGACTTGGACCAGATCGAAAACAATTGTTAAAGAAGAACAAGCTATTGCTGTCATAACTTCCGCTGTTCGTGAGTATTTCTTTTATGGCAAGAAGATTTTTAACGACAGACGTGATATCTTGATGAAGATGGCTAACGATCTAGGTCTCCAACCTTGGATATTGGAGTCAACGTTCCCAACTTGGGATTCTCTAGCCAAAACTTGGTTAGAGGTGTCCAGAGGCTTGTGAGTGCAAGTCTTATTGATCCAAAAGCATTCCATACTTTGTAGTTACTGTTCATTTGTCAATGATGTTTGTTACAACGAATGAAAGTGTGGACAGAGTATGATTCTCGCCCGGGTTACCCCCAGAGTCCCTATTTAGGGAAGATT